GGTTTTGAAAAACCTCTCAAGACGAGGTCCCATAGCAACAAAACGGTTAAATAGCCCATCATTGTTTGTACCTGAATGAAATCCAAGATACACACCTTTGTAAACAACGGCTTTGCCACAGTCAGCTTTATCAGTATTGGAGGCGTATTCCATGATACAGGCTTGGTCATCATATAATCCAAACGCTTGTGTAACACTACGATACCAACCGTCATGTCTTTCGACATCGATATAGGCACCAGAATAGTCCTCACCAAATTTAAAGGAGACTTCGAGATCCCAGCACTTTGTATTCATGCGAGAGGAAACTTCTAAAGTTGTAGGAAAGAGCATACCATCGATATGCTCAGGGAATAAAATAGGTTGAGAAAAATCAAAAATTTCAACAAGTTTTGGGTTGTTAACACTCTTAATCGATCTCGGAAGATGTTTGCGAAAATGCTTATTACACTGCAAGTAAACTTTGCCATTTGATTTAACAAACTCACCATTTCCAATTTTGGTTGAAAATTCATCGTGTATCGTAACCCCAGTTGTTGTCTCATCCGAATGGATTTTGAACATTTGACCTCCAGCAACGGCAGATTCAAAAGATGACATATACCCCTTTGAGAGTAATTTATCAGAATGAAATTTTGCGGCGGACAGGCAGGTTATGCAAGTGGTGATACCTTTAGAAACCTCTCGAAGAGGTAGGCGATTTGAACAAGTTATACATTGAGTACCTCCAATAACATTTTTACATGCTTCTTTGGTAGTCTTGTGTAATGAAGTGAAAAGATCCGGATCAACAGTTTTAGGGACACGTTGGACGGGATTTGTTTTCTTTTCACGAACTTCTTTACTTTTCCTCTTATCGCTCTTAATCTGTTCAATGGCATTACGCACATTGGCAAAAATACCAGCTGAGACGCTTTTAGGGGTCCGAGGGATATTCTTTAAAGAATTACGATTAAACGATATCTTGGTGAGTTCATCACCAGAGGTAGAGGTAGTTTTATCAGTAGGACCAGCAGATTCAAAAGCTATATCCTTAGGTTTAGCTAAGTCAATAACAATATCACCAACTGGGGGAATACCAGAATTAACTGGTTTTAAATCCACTTTAGGGGGTGGAAGAATAACTTCTTTATTCTGAGTTTTTGATTCCTCAAAATCTTCCATATATTCTTCTTTATGTCTTTTGATACGGGCGCCATAACGAGAATGAATTTGCTGTTTAAAGCCATATTCCTCCCCTACAGAATCTTGATAATCCTGGTCACGGGTCCATTCGTCTTCATACTTTTCATATAAATCACAACGTATCATGTCATATTCCTCTTCATCATAATCCATCCCCCATTTACATGCGAGATCAACATAGTCATCATAAGAAACATAACTTTGAGACATCTTTTCTTGGAGGTACTCATCCCAAGACATCTGACCATTACGATAGGATCCATGTTTATGAGATCCACCACGGTGGCTGGAATTACCCCTATTTGCATGGGCATAACTCCGTAAAGCTTTCTTGGCAGCCTTACCTTTAGAGACAAAAATTTCACCGGCCTCAAAAGAAAAGAGGGGATCGGATTCATTGAACTCATGGGCAAGACCAGAATGATTTTCGGCTAAGAAAATAATCAAATTAATAATACAATGTCTTGTAGGGCAATAATCACATGGAATGTATTCAACACCGAAGTCGGCAGGTTTGGTAACCATAACTTCTTCAATAGATCGTTTACATCTTTCCTCATTAACCAACATGAGTTGATTAGGAAGAAATTCAATAGATAAAGCCGCAAGACGTTTAAAGTCACAC